TTTAGACCCTAGAGTGAACCTTACAGACAAGATTTACTATGCTGTAAGCCAAGCAGCAACAACTTATTTCGCTAACTTTGGCTGGCAAATTAATTATTTTGCTAGTGAAAATATGCTAATTCTGAACATTCCTATTACGAATGGCACAGAACAGTATGTAATGCACACCATTACTAAGTCTTGGGGAAGATTTACCAATATTGAAGCCCATTGTTGGGAAGTATCAGGCGATGCTGATATGCACTTTGGTGGAAATGGCTATGTAGCCACTTTCTACACATCTAATGCTGATGACGAAAACAACATTACTGCTGCAGCCCAGCAAGCTTATTCCTATTTTGGTACTCCAGGGCAATTAAAACGCTTTACTTTGGTTCGCCCTATTTTGCAATCTTCAGGCGGTGTACCTAATGTTTATTGCGGTTTAAGTACCGATTTTGATACTGAAATTAACCTTGGGCAGGTTTCATTTAACCCTAGCTCTCAAAATGATGGCGTTTGGAGCGTATCTAAATGGGATAGGGCTAATTGGGCAGGCGGACTTACAACTACTAAGATTTGGCAAGGAGTTACAGGTCTAGGTTTTACAGGGTCAATTAACTTAAATGTGGCAGCTAGAAACATTGAATTACATTGGGCATCAACCGATTATGTTATGGAAGCTGGTGGCGTACTGTAATGCGTAGGGTTACTACTGAAAATCAAGAGCATTTAAGAGCGTGGATTACAGGTGTTTTAGGTATTAAATTTGACAAAAATACAGTATGTATTGGTCAAGAATTAGATGGTGAAGTAGTGGCTGTTGTTGCTTATACAAATATCCAGGATAAGTCCTGCGCTATGCACCAAGCATCAATAGTCCCAAATTGGATTACTAGAGATTTATTGTGGGCGTGTTTCGATTATCCCTTTAACAAACTAGGCGTTAAGGTTATACTAGCTGCAGTCTCCTCAAATAACGAGGAAGCATTGAAGTTAGACCGACACCTTGGTTTTGTAGATAAAGCGTATATCGAGGATGCCCATACCGATGGGGATTTAGTTATATTAGCAATGAGGCGTGAAAATTGTCGATGGCTCGACTTAAAAACGCCTCTTAAAGGAGAATAATATGGGTGGCGGTGGCGGAATTTTAAGTCCAATTACGGATACATTGTTTGGGAGTCCTCCAAGTCCTCCTCCTGCGCCTGATTATGTCGGTGCAGCTCAACAAACTGCTCAAGGCAACTGCAGCTGCTCAAGCTGCTACTGCTGCTAACCGAGTCAGTCAATACACTCCATACGGAAACCTTGTTTATCAGCAAACAGGCGTAGATTCTCAAGGAAATCCTACTTGGAGAGCTGATACATCATTAGCTCCTGCTCAACAGCAAATGTTGAACATCCAAAATGCTACTGGAGTAGGCTTAGGAAATACAATTAATTCTGCTTTAGGGCGTGTACAGCAAACAATGGGTCAAGGATTTAACCCATATTTTGATTCACAAGCTTACCTACAAGCTAACCCTGATGTGGCTGCTGCTGGAATGGACCCTTATCAGCATTACATGACATATGGCAGAACAGAAGGCAGGCAAGCGCCTTTATCGAAAGCTCTTACAACTAGCGTAGAAGGTGCTAATTTAGGTCAAGTTGGTCAAGGTCCTCAATTTTCTCAAGCAGGTCAAGCACAACAAGCTTATGGAGTTGGTGCTGGAGAACAATCTCAACGCATGGGCAACGCTGCAAACTTGCAAACCCAAGTACAAGGCACAGGCATGGAAGGCTGGGACAAGGCAACTGGCTTGTTAATGAGCCGTTTAAATCCACAAATTCAGCAAGGCGATGACCGTTTAAAAGCTCAGTTAGCCAATCAAGGTATTGTTCCTGGTACTGAAGCCTACAATCGTGCTATGACCCAGCAAGGTCAAAAGACTAATGACTTGTTAACACAAGCACAGTTGGCAGGCTCAAATGTTCAAAATCAAATGTTTAATCAAAATTTGCAAGCTGGACAGTTTGGCAATCAAGCTTTGACTCAGCAAAATCAAAATCAATTAGCTAATGTTGGATTAAACAATCAAGCTATAGCTCAAAATTTTGGTCAAGGTTTGCAAGCACAGCAATTACAAAATCAAGCTGCACAACAAAATTATGCTAACCAATTGGCAGGATTGGGTTTTAACAATCAAACTAGCCAACAAGGTTATGCAAATCAATTGGCTGCTCAACAAGCTAACAATGCAGCTATGCAACAAATGTTTGCTAATCGTATGTCTAACGCTAACCTTGGCAATCAAGCGCAACAGCAACAATATAACCAAGCAATGACCAATTACAACTTGCCACTTAATACATTAAGTGCATTGCGTGGTGGTGCTCAAGTTCAAAACCCAAGTTTTGTAAATGTCCCACAACAAGCAACTACAAGTGGAGCAGACATTCTTGGAGCTACTAGCGCTCTTGGTAACTACAACCTTGGCAACTCTAACGCTCAATTAGCTGCTCAATCAGGCATGACAAGCGGATTGTTAGGTCTAGGCGGTATGTTGGGTGCTGGCGCATTGATGTCCGATATTCGCTCTAAGGAAAACATTGTCAAGATTGGTATTGCTTCTAACGGATTGCCTGTATACGAATACGAATACAAGCCTGAATGGAAAGATGAAGCTGGTCATGGCAAGTTTGTTGGCTACATGGCTCACGAAGTTGAGAAAGTCATGCCACAAGCCGTTATTACAAGACCTGATGGTTACAAAATGGTTAATTACGGAGTGATAAATGCCTAATCCATATACAAATACTTATATGCCTACTGGCTTTGAAGATGCTGACCAGCAAAGCATGAACCCTGTTTTCCAAAACATTGGCTCTCAACAACAATACTTTAACCAGCAACTTGGTCAAGGTAGCGAAATGGCTCAACCAACAAGTCGAGGACCAAGCCTAGCAGGTTTAAATCCTTTAGCTATGGCTATGGCTTTGCGTGGCAAAAGTGGCAATCTTCAATTACCTGCTTCTAATCTTCCTCAAATGACAAATGTTCCAGGAATGGGCGATGCTATGGGTACTGGTTTAATTCAAGGTAGTGGCACTTATGGAAGCATTAATCCTTACGCCACAGGCGGTTACGGAATAAAATTTTAAGGAATTGGCATGGCTACTTTAGACGAACTCAATCTTTCTCAGTCAGGTACATTGCCTCCTGAGTTATATGCTCAACAGCAACAATTAAACCGCCAACAACAGATGGCTCAGTTGCTTATGCAACAAGGTCAACAAGCTCCACAAGGTCAAATGATTAGTGGGCGTTATGTAGCACCATCTCCTTGGCAAGCATTACAAGCTCCTGTGGGGATGCTTTTGGGTGCTTACATGGCTAAAAAAGGCGATGAAAAAGCTGGTGATTTAGCTCAAGCATTACGCCAAGGTCGTGAGTCTGAAAGACAGGCTGCTATTCAAGCAATTCAAAAAGGCGATATTGCTGGTGCTTTGTCATTACCTAACGCATACGGTGGAACTGCTCCATTCCAAAGTGCTTTGGTTAAAGCTGCCATTCCAGAAACTCCTGCTGATATTAGAAAATTTGAGTATGCTCAAAAGAACCCAGCTTTTGCTCAATACGAAATGGGTCTTAAGAAGGCTGGAGCTACTAATGTAATCAATCAAATGGGCAAATCTATCGCTGGCGAAGTAGGTCCAATGATGAAAGAAGCTCAAGGAATAGCGCAAGCAGCAGTTAAAACTGAAGATTCAGCTAACAGAATTACTCAAGCTATTGACAGTAATAAATTGTTTACTGGTACAGGTGCTAATGTTCGCTTAGGTGCTGCTCAACTTGCCAATACACTTGGTTTAGGTGGCGATACACTAGAAGCTAAGATTGGCAATACTCGTCAAGCTATGCAAGGTCTTGCAGAATTGACATTGCAAGGTCGTCAACAAATGCGTGGTCAAGGTGCTATTACCGAATCTGAAAGCAAATTGGCTGAGAGAGCTATTTCTGGTGACATTACCTTCACACCAACAGAAATTAAACAGTTGGCTAATGCTGCCAAGCGTTCTTCTGACTACACTTATAACAATTACCAGGCAAAACTTGGTGAAATGGCTAAAAATCCAGATACTGCTGGTTTAGTTCCGTACTACCAAGTTCCTAGAATGACACCTATGGGTGCAATGCCAGACCAATCTGCTATTGATGCTGAAATAGCACGCAGACAAGGAAGAAAATAATGGATTTGTCTAAGCTATCTGATGCTGATTTAATGGCTTTAAAAGCCAATGACTTGTCAAAGATGTCTAATGACGGCTTAATGGCTCTAAAAGGCGGTCAAGCAGCTCCAAGTCAACAACAAGCAAGAGAAATACCTGCTTATCAATCAGCTATTGTTGGTGCTGGCAAAGGTATTGTTGACCCAGCATTAGCTATTGCTCAATATTCAGGCGGTAAACCTGCTGAAATTGCACAAGCTATTCAACAGCGCATGAAGCCGTTTCAAGAAGCCAATCCAATGACATTTGGTGCAGGTCAAATTGGTGGTGGAGTATTGACTGGTGGCGCTCTAATGAAGGGCGCTAGTATGTTGCCTAGTTTTGCTAGAGCAAACCCTTATTTGCAAGGTGCTGCTGTTGGCGGAGCAAGTGGAGCATTAACGCCTACTGAGTCTGGCGTTTCTGGCATGGAAGCAATACAAGAATTGCCACAAAAAGTAGGTGTAGGAGCTTTAGGTGGTGCTGGCGGTACAGCTCTTGGTCGTGGAGTTGCTAATGTTGTAGCTCCAAGGCTATCAGAAGCTGCTCAAAGGCTTGTTGGCGAAGGCGTTAATTTAACTCCTGGTCAAATGATGGGTGGCGCACTACGCAAAATAGAAGATAAGCTAACTAGCGTTCCATTGTTGGGCGAGTTGATTGATTACTCTCGCACTAAAGGCATTGAGGAGTTCAATAGAGCAGCCTATAAGCGTGCTTTAGACCCTATTGGTGGCACAGTACCAAAAGAAACAGGTCGTGCTGGCGTAGAGGCTGTTAAAACTCAAATTAGCGATGCTTACAATACTTTGTTGCCTAAAATGAAGTTTTTGCCTGACCAAGATTTGATGCAAGGTATCAACAATTTGCCAAAAACAGTTACTGGATTACCAAAAGCTGAAGGCAAAGAAATTGTTACTAACATTAAAGACATCATCAAAAAGCATACGCCTGAAGATGAAATCATTAGTGGCAAGTCCTACCAAGCCATTGAGCAAGATATTAAGAAATTAGCCTCAGCCTTTAAAGGCGGTAGAGGAACTGATGCCTTTGTTTACGATGCCTACAACAACGCTTTAGGTCAAGTAAGACAAGGTTTATCAAGAAGTAACCCTGAATATGCTCAAGAATTAGGCGCTATTAATGAAGCGTTTGCTAACTTTGCAAGAATACGCAAGGCTGGCTCTATGGCTAATACACAAGAAATGATTACGCCATCGCAATTAGCTGCAGCAGTTAAAGCTTCTGATGAATCTGCTGGTAAAGGAGCTACGGCTACAGGAAAAGCATTAATGCAAGACCTTTCTGATGCTGGCGTACAAATTCTTCCTAGTAAAATACCTGACTCTGGTACTGCTGGTAGAAGTGCTTTAGTAAGCGCTTTATTAGGTGCTGGTGGAGCTGGCTCATATCAAGCATTTCCAGGTGTAACTGCTGTTGGAGCTGGTTTAGCTGGTGCTGCTGCTTCCCCATATTTGCCAGGCGTTAGAAATGTTGTTACTGCTGCTGTAGGAAAACGCCCAGAAAGTGCTAAAAAATTGGCTGATGCAATTCGTGAAATAGCCCCTTATTTGGCTGCACCTGCAGCTCAAAAATCAGTTGGAGAATAAAAATGAGTAGAAACGGTAGCGGAATATATAGCCTTCCAGTAGGCAACCCTGTAGTAACAGGCACTACAATTACATCTAGTTGGGCTAATACAACAATGCAAAATATTGCTGATGCTCTTACTCAATCAGTAGCCTCTGATGGTCAAACTGCTATGTCAGGTGACTTAAATATGGCTACAAATGACATTAATAATGTTGGTACACTAACAGCTCTAACAGGCATCTTTGGCGGGACATACTAATCATGGCACAAACTGGATACACACCAATTTCTCTTTATTATTCTGCTACTGGCGGTTCTGCTCCTACTTCAGGAAATCTTGTTGCTGGCGAATTAGCTATTAATACTGCCGATGGCAAACTTTTTTACAAAGACTCTGCTGGCGTAGTTCAAGTATTAGCTACTAAAGATACTGCTTCAGGCTCTTTTACTTCCATTACAGACTCAGGAAACCTAACCTTCACAGGTACTGGAAACCGTATTCGTGGTGATTTTAGTAATGCTACTTTTGCTAATCGTGTAATGTTTCAGACAAGTACGACAAATGGAGCTACAACATTAGAGGCTATCCCAAATGGTACTTCTACAAGTTCAAATATTTCTGTAAGCTCATCTTCTTCTGACCCAGCAAATTGCTCAGTCGGTGGTATGTTGATGTCCACTTCAACAACTGAATTTAGGATTCAATCAAATATTCGTGGAACAGGCACTTATATGCCAATGACTTTTTTTACGACTAATCTTGAAAGAATGAGGATTGATACAAGTGGTAATGTAGGCATTAATACATCTACGCCAGGTGCAACATTAGATGTAAATGGGCCAGTATATATTCAAAAAACAACTCTTTCTAGCGCATCCATAGAAATAAACACTCTTGGAACTGGAAATAGATATGCTTATATTGATTTTGTAGGAGATGATACTTATACAGATTACGGATTTAGAATAATTCGCTCTAATACAGGTGCAAATGCTCCAACTGCTTTAGTTCACAGAGGAACTGGTGATTTTCAGCTTACTTGCACTGAGGCTGCTGCTACTATTTTTACTAATTCAAATGCAGAAAGTATGAGAATTACTGCGGGTGGAAATGTAGGTATTGGCACTAATAATCCTTTTGCTAGGCTAAATGTGTATGGAAGTTCTGCAACAACTACTGCAGTTCTTGTATCAAATGCAACTTCAAATATTGGTGTTTTTGGTACTGAAGCAACATGGCTTGGTTCTGGTTCAAGTAATAACTTAGCAATAGCTACTTTTAGCTCTTTAAGTATGCTGTTTGGTACCAATGGTGTAGAGCGTATGCGATTAGATTCTTCTGGTCGTTTATTTGTTGGTTATGGTGCTTCTGCTGTTGGTTATCCTGCTGGAACAATAGGAGCAGTAGGATATATTGCAAAAAAGGGAACTGGAAATGGTTTAAATACAGCTGGAAATACATTTAATATTTCTTGGGCTGATGGTTTAACAGGTGCTCATTTATGGGTAGATTCAACAGATATTGGACAATTAAGTGTTGTATCTGACTACCGAATTAAAAGAAATATTGAAACACAAACTGCTTCAGCATTAGAAAAAGTAATGGCATTACGCCCTGTTACATATCAAATGGCAGATTATGGGAATTTGTTTAAAGCTGATGATGCTGTAAAAGAAGGTTTTATTGCCCATGAAGTGCAAGCTGTAATTCCAAGCGGTGTTGATGGCGAAAAAGATGCTGAAAATCAAATTCAATCTTTGCGTTTAGATGCAATTCTTTCTGTAGCTGTAAAAGCAATTCAAGAACAACAAGCTATGATTGAAGAATTAAAGGCAAAAGTGGCTGCCTTAGAAGCTGCTTGATTAACTAGGAGAATGACATGGGCGAGAAAAAAACAACTCCCATTACTATTGACGATGTGCAGTATGTATTAGAAGATATGAAACCTGAACAGCAACAAATGGTTAATCATATTGCTGATTTAGACCGTAAAATTGGTTCTACTCAGTTCAATTTAGACCAGTTGCAAGTTGGCAAACAAGCATTTATTGATATGTTAAAACGCTCTTTGACTGAGCAAGTTGAAGTCGTGCAATAAGGATGATACCAATGGCGTTCGAGATTGACCCTGTTAAGTATGGAGTTCTTTGGCAGAAAGTCGAAGATTACGAACGCAAATTTGATTCTATGGAGAAAAAGATTGACTCTATGGATGATGACCTTAAAAAGCTAGTAGCAATGGCTGAAAGGTCAAGAGGCAGTCTTTGGGCATTAATGGGAGCTGCTGGCGTTGTTGGTAGCGTTATCAGCTTCCTTACCGATATTTTCTTTATTAAAAAATGAAGTGCTACAAGTCCAAGACAATGTGGTTCTCAGTAGCCCTAGTTGTTTTTGGTGCTTTGTTAGATTACCTTCCAGCTCTACAGTCAATTATTGACCCTAAGTATTACGGCTTAATTTTTGCTGTTGTAGGCGTTACTACTGCCATTCTTAGATACATCACAAAAGAGCCTATAAGATGATTTATCTAGTTTACCTAGCCATAGTACCAGTTAGCCTGTTATTGACATTTATAGCGGTCATATTAGCCCCTGTGTTGCCTTTGTTTGGCGTACATAAAGATTGGTGGCTAGATAACCATTCAAAGCGTAGCATTGGCTTTGTACTGCCTACTTGGTTAAATTGGTTTAACACTCCTGATAACGACTTATATGGCGATGCAACATTTCAGCAAATAAACGGCATTAATTACTGGTCAATGGTCAAGTGGCTATGGCGTAATCCTGCTTATTCTTTTGCTATTCGTTACCTTACAGAACCGTACTGTACTAAAGTACAGGGTGATAAAACCATCAAGGACAATGACAATGCGAAAAAAGGCTGGTGCTTGGTTCACGCTAATGGACTATTTCAATTTACTCTTGTTGCCCCTATTGGTTTTAGCCGTTGTATTTATATCAATTTGGGTTGGAATGTGCGTGGTTTGGTCGATGATAATTTCCAACCAAAACCTAATCCGTATCAAGCCACATTCGTCTTTTCGCCAAGAATAAGTGGATTTAGATGAACTTATACGCTATTTACGCATTGGTAGCCATAACTCTGTTTTGCGGAGGATTTGTCAATGGATGCTCTTATCAGCAAAGTAAAGCTGAAAAGACCATTAGAGACAAAGAACACCAATACCAATCTGATGCAGACCAAATAAGGAAAGACAAAGATGCTCAACTCAAAGATATTAATAATCAGCTTGTCGATGCTGTTAGTGAGCTGCGTAAGCGTACCAGTCGTACCACAGAAACCAGCAATGGAAAAGGTTGCAACGGAACCAGCCTTTTTGCCGAGGATGCAGAATTTCTTGTTAGGGAAGCTGCCAGAGCAGACGAAATAAGGGTTGCCCTACAAGCTTGTTATAAACAATATGACTCATTACAGTAATGGCAGAGATTGAGCAAAGTAACGCTAAAGATACTCTTTTAGGCGTTTTAACTTACATAGATAGCCCTTTTAAGCTGGCAGTTGTAGTCCTTCTTGCTGTTCTTTCATTTACTGGTTACTTTATCTATTCCAATCAATCGTTCTTGATTGCTGCATACGATAAAAACAAGGCACTTCCTAAGATAGATGTAAACCGTTCTGACGATGTAGCCAAGATGCTTATTAAAGAGGCAAACGCTGATGTAGTGGCTATATTTGAAGTAGACATCATGCTTGGCACAAGGGTTCTAGTCAGGGCATACACAAAAGAAGGTCGTGACAAAGCCCATGACGGCTTAGATGTAGGAATGTTATCTAA